GCGCGCCCGCGCCGAGGAGACAGGACCCATGGCCTACACGATCCCCGAAGCCCTCAAGATGATCGACGAGACGCGCGGCGCGTCCCTCATGACGGCGATGATGCTCAAGACGGTCGTCACCGAGGACGCCCTCTTCGCGCGCATCCCGTTCATCGAGACCAACGCGCTCGGCGCGGTGCTCCCGCGCGAGGGCGCCGAGCCGACCGGCGGCGCGTTCATGGCCGACGACGACTCGACCGCCGTCGAGGAGTCGACCGGCACCGACGACGTCATCACCGTGCCGCTGCGCCACATCGTCGGCGACGTGAAGGTGGGCCGGCTCACGCAGGACTTCTCGGACGGCCAGGCCGTCCAGCACCAGCTCGAGAAGAAGATCAAGGCCATCGGCCGGGTCATCGCCAACAAGCTGGTCAACGGCGCGCACACGACCAGCCACGCGCTCGGCACGGGCGCGGCCGCGTCGCTCGGCGCGGTGACCGCGATCACCCGCTACTCGCCGTGGCTCGACTCGGGCCGGCGCGGGCCGGGCTCGCTCAAGTACGTGCACGCGACCACGAGCTGGTACTTCCGCGCGCCCGGCGACGTCGACTACGGCGCGGCCGTGCCGGCCGTGGCGGACGGGAGCTTCACGCTCAAGTCGCACAACCCGAGCTACTTCATCACCTGCACGATCGACGTGTCGGTGGCGGCGGCGAACGCGGAGTCGCCGATCACCTTCGCGTCGAGCTCGCTCGAGTTCGACGGCCTGAAGAAGATCATCACCCCCGCGCAGACGATCGACCCCGTGGGCGTCGACGGTGACCTGTTCACCTTCGACATGCTCGACGAGATGATCGACAACCTCAAGGTGGTCGCGAACCCGGCGTTCTTCATGAACGCGACCTGGATCCGCCTCTACTACGCCCTGCAGCGCAGCCTCGGCGGCGCCACGCCCGAGACCGTGCAGCTCGCCGGCTACGGTCGGCCCGTGCCCGCGTACCGCGGCATCCCCATCCTCAAGGACGACTTCATCGTCGCGGCGGACGAGACGGTCGGTGCGAACAGCACCAGCTCGCTCTACCTCGCGTCGCTGGACGCCGACGAGGGCCTCGCGTTCCTCGCGGCGAACAGGGGCCAGCGCTTCGACCCAATGACCGACCCGCGCCGTGAGCCCGTCCTGGGCTGGCGCGTGACGGACCTCGGGGATCTCGAGGGCTCCAACCACGTGAAGGCCCGCGTCATGTGGAGCGGCGCCCCCGTCCTCAAGTCGCCCCTCGCGGCGGTCCGCCGTCGCGGCGTCCGCGGCGCCATCGCCTGAGCCAGGACATGACCGTCACGCTCGACATCAACGCCCTGCTCGTGAAGCACGGCGGCCTCGTGCCGCCGCACCACGTCGAGGTCGACGCCCCCGATGGGGTGTACGGCGGCCTCGTCCGCGTCACGGGCAAGCGCGGTGTCGTGCGCGGCGGTCAGCTCCGCGCACTCTCGGCGGCGCTCCCGGGACGCGTCCGGGTGATCGGTCCGGTGGAGGCTTCGGCCCCCGCCACGCCGGCCCCTGGCGCCCCCGAGGACGCCCCGCCAGCCACCACCGCAGCGCCAGCCCCCGCCGAGCCCGCACAGGGCAACGTCGGGGCGCCGGACGGCAAGCCTACGGCCAAGGCGAAGCGCCCCCTCACGAAGGGGGCGAAGGCCACCGACGACGACGACGATTGGTGAGCCATGAGCTACTCGGTCGAGATCGACGCGGACGGTCTCGTCGAGGCGCTTGGCGCCTACTCGGTCGAGCTCGATCGGCAGATGGGCCGCGCGATGCGCAACGCTGGCGCGAGCATCGCAGCCGAGGCGCGCACGATCGCGCCGCGTGGGCCGACCCACCTCCTCGCCCGGAGCATCCAGGGCATCGAGCCCACGGGCTCGTTCTCGCGAGGCGACCTCTCCGGAGGCGCTGTCGCGCTGGCCGCGTACGCCGAGTACGTCGAGAGCGGGACGCGCCCGCATCAGATTCTGCCCCGGCACCGGCGCTCGCTGCGCTGGCCGGGCGCTGGCGGCTTCCGCTTCGCGCGCCGGGTCATGCACCCAGGCACCGTGCCGCAGCCGTTCATGGGGCCCGCGCTCGACGCGCGGCTCACCGACATCCTCGCCGAGTTCGAGGCAGCGGCCGAGCTCGCCGCGGTCCGCGCTGGCCTCTGAGGTCCCGACCATGACGATCTCCGTCGACAGCGTGTGCACCGAGACGCAGCTGGTGACCGCGCTCGGCGGCACCGGCCAGGACTCGCTCGGCCTCGTGCCGGTCGGCTGGGACAACCTCGCGCCCGCCCGCGAGACGGCGCTCGAGCTGGTGCTGAACCGACTCAAGGGTCGCGCGCCGCCCATCCGCGACACCGACCTGGCGGACCCGACCGAGCTCAAGCTCGCGGTGATCGCCGCGGCGAAGATGCAGCTCTACGAGCTCGCGATGACGAGCGCGGCCGATGGCGCCCTCTTCTACGAGAAGTGGCGCATCGCGCAGAAGAGCTTCCTGGCCGAGATCGACGGGCTGAACCCGACGCTGACCGACGGCCTGCGCGGGCCGGCGCGGAGCTTCTCCTACTCGCGCCGCTGAGGTCTCCATGCTCGAGCGGTACGCCGACGCGCAGCTCGACGCGCTGCTCGCGCTCCTCAAGGACGCGCTCAACGCCGAGCTGAGCACCGCGCAAGACCTCGCCGTCGAGACTACGCACGCGTGGCCGATCGGTCGCGAGCGGCTCATGCAGCAGCAGTTCCCCGCGCTCGTCATCTGGCGGCAGCGCGGCGGATTCCGCGAGCGCATCGCGGGCCCGCACGACCAGCGCGTGACGCTGCGCATCCAGTACCACCTGCCGACGACGCCCTTGGCGAAGGTCGGCCTTCGCTGGCCGCTTCTGCAGGCGGCGTGGGACACGCTCACCGAGGTCTTCCTCGCCGGGCACCACGAGGCGCACCTCGACGACGCCGATGTCCTCACCGCGGCGGGCTTCATCGACATCGACCTCGGCGGCGCGACCGTCGACTTCATGATGCCGGGCCCCGACTCCGACGTGGCGCCGAGCTTCGACGCGACGGTGACAGTCGTCATCCGCCCGACGAGCTCCACGACGGACCTGGCGGTCACGTCGCTGCAGGTCGACCTGCACCCCGAAGACCTCCCCGCGGACGAGCGCCCGCTCGTGTCCGAAATCCTCGAGCCCTGAGAGCCCACCATGTCGACGTCCCCCGAGATGCTCCGCGTCCGCGCCGTGCGCGGATCGCTCGTGCCCAGCCACCTCGACCCGAAGACCTACGTGGGCCTGCGCCGCGTGCGCGCGTCCGAGGCTCAGCCCGCCGACCCCTGGCACGTCATCCCCGGCGTGCTGCGCGACGGCAAGCACCAGCGCGGCGCGACGGTCGACGTCGCCTTCGTGCCCGAGGCCGAGCCCGTGCTCGTGCCCTCGACCCCCTACTACCACCGGGCGATCCGCACCGGTGGCCTCGAGCTCGTGGTCGAGCCCGCCCCCAAGAGCGCGCGCACCGTGCCCGCGCGTGAGGTCTGAGCATGGCGATCTCCGCAAGCAACAAGTCCCCGGGCATCTACCTCGAGGTCCTCTTCGGCGTGGGCCCCGCGAGCGCGGCCGACGCGCCGATCTCGCTCCTCGTCGTCGGCCACATGACGACCGGCTCGACCGCGACCGCGAACGTCCCGTTCGCCGCGGCCTCGGCCGATGACGTCGCCGACGCGTGCGGTGCGGGCAGCGAGGTGCACCTGATGGCGAAGGCGGCGTTCCTCGTGAACCCGACCGCCACCATGCACGTGCTTCCGCTCGAGCCCCCGGGCGCGGGCACCGCGGCGAGCGAGACGATCGTCTTCACCGGCACGGCCTCGGCCGATGGCACGGTGACGGTCGAGATCATGGGCGAGGAGATCGAGGTCTCGATCCCGTCCGGCACCACGCACACCGCCGCCGCCACGCTCGTCGAGACCGCCATCGACGACATGAGCGACTGGCCGGTCACGGCGTCGGTCTCCACCGCGACCGTCACGATCACCGCGAAGCACAAGGGCACGCGCGGCAACAACATCACGTGCGCCTCGAGCGGCACCGTCGCCGGGCTCTCCATCACGCACATCGTCGGCACCACGCTCTCGAGCGGCGCGAGCGTCGACACCATCACGACCGCCGTCGCGAACATCTCGCCGTCGCGGTACGACCGCCACGCGCTCCCCTGGGACGACGCGACCACGCTCGCCACCTGGCGCACGGCGCTGCGCACGCAGGCGGGCCCGACCGTCGGCATCCGCCAGCAGGCGGTCTGCGCCTCGCGCGCGGCGTACGCCTCGGCCGTCACCATCGCGACCGGCCTCAACGAGCCGCGCATGCAGATGGTGTGGCACTACAACGGCGACGACCTCCCGAGCGTCATCGCCGCGAGCGTCGCGGCCTACCGCGCGAACGCCGAGGGCATCAACCGCGCGAAGCCCTACTCGGCGCAGCACGGCGACGTGATCGTGGGCCTGCGCCCGCAGCCCGAGGTGGCCGATCGGCCCACGCCGCCCGAGCTCATGAACGCGCTCAACAACGGCCTCACGCCGCTGCAGGTGCTCGGCGACGGGACGTGCGCGATCCACCGCGGCATCACCACGCGCTCGCTCGATGCGCTGAGCAACCCGAACTACTCGGTGCTGGACACGTCGAAGGTCACCGTCACCGACTTCGTCGCCGACGAGCTCCAGACCAACTGGTCGGCGTTCGTCTCGGTGAACAACCGGCTCGCGTCGACCGAGGACGTCGACGAGCTCCAGCCGGGCGTGACGAACCTCGGCCAGATCAAAAGCTGGTCGATGGGCGTCTCGGAGAAGTGGGACGGCATCTATCTCGACGGGGTGTTCGAGGACGACTTCGCGGTCACGCGCGCGGTCTCTCCGGCTGGCCGCGCGAACCTCGTCCAGGAGGTGCGCCCCATCGACGGCCTCTACCAGCTCGACACCCAGGTCCGTCAGGTCGCGTGAGCGCTTCGGCGCTCGGATAGGAGTCGTGCATGGCTGCCATCGGCACTGGCCTTCGTCGCTACGAGAGCGGCGGCAAGGTCTTCGTCAACAACCAGCTTCTCGCCGAGATCGGCTCGTTCGAGCTCACCGAGAACGCCAACCTCACCGACGTCAACACCACCGTGCGCGGCCTCGCGGGCTTCGCGAAGGGGCCATCGACGGTGCAGGGGACGCTCGAGGGCATGATCCCTCGCGACGGCTACGAGATCGAGTTTCAGTCGGCGCTGCGTGCCGGCTCGATCCTCCGACTCGAGGTCACCGCGGCCGGCGTCACCGAGCGCTTCGACGTCGCGCTCGACGAGCGCGCGCGCAGCTTCGGCGTCCAGCAGGCCGCGAGCGAGCGCGTCGGCTTCCGCGGCAAGCCGGTCGGCGCGAGCCTCTGATGGGGACCTTCGCTGACCTGCAGGTGCAGGAGATCCTTCGCGGGCGCCGAGCCATCCGCATCTACGCCTACCCGGGCGCGGGCGGTGGCGACGACGCCCCGACGATCGGTGTCCGCGTCATCACCGAAGGGCAGTTTGATGAGGCGCGCGCCGAGGCGCAGGGCTACGTCAAGAAGCTCGGCTCAGACGACGTGGAGCTCTTCGATCGCGAGGTGCTCCGGAGGGTCATCCTCAAGGCATGCGGCCTCCGCCGTTCTACGCGTCGATCGACGAAGTCCGGATGCTCGACACCCGGACGTGCGAGCAGCTCGCCGCGCTCTACCAGGAGCACGCCGAGACGATGGCGCCGCTCAAGTCTCTCGACATCGAGCAGGCCAAGGGCTTCGTCGAGGCCCTAAAAAAAGAGCCGATGCCGGAGGTCTTCTTCTCCGGCTACGAGCACGCCACGCTCGTCAGATTGCTGATTTCGTTGGCGCGTGCGACCCGCACGACCTGACCGACGAGCAGGTGCTCTGGTGGCACATCGCGCAGGCCGAGCACCGGGGGTAGTCGATGTCTCGTGACCTCCGCATCCGCGTCCGCACCATCGGCGCCGAGAGCGTCCGCTCGACGCTCCGCGGCATCGCTCGCGAGAGCGCGCGCGGCGCGCAGGCGACGCGGCAGGTCACGCGAGCCAGCGCCACGGAGGCCGAGCGCGCTGCGCGCCAGCAGCTCGCCTCGCACGTCGCGCTCGAGCGCAACAAGCTCCGCGAGACCGAGCGCAGCGCGCGGGCCGCAACCCGCGTCGCCGAGCGCGAGTCGCGCAACCAGCAGCGCGCGGCAGAGCGCGCGGCCGCGAGGTCGCGACAGGCGCGACGCGCGCTGCCCGGGCAGATCGGCACTGCGGTCGTGGCCGGCGGCGACGCGCTCATCGGGCGAGCCCGCGGCTACCAGAGCACGCTCGGCATCCAGAGCCGCGAGCAGCTGACCGCGGGGTACATCGACCGGCAGGAGCGGCTCATCCGCCTCTCGGCGAACAGCGGCGTCGGGACCGATCAGCTGCAGGGCACGGTCAGCTCGGCGGCGCAGGGCGCGCTGACCTCGCAGGACGACATCGTCACGGCCCTCGAGACCGCGCAGGCGCGCCTCGTAGGCGGCGACACCGACCTCGCGTACTTCGCCGAGCACATGCAGGACTTCGCCCGCGCGTCGCGCGCGGCTGGCGGATCGACCGAGGACTGGACGGTCGCGGTCGGGCAGATGCAGCGTCAGCTCGGCGTGAGCGCCGAGGACTCCACCGAGCTGGTCGGCATGCTGGTCGCCGCAGCCCGCGCTGGCGCGATCGAGGCCGGCGACTTCGCCGAGCAGTTCTCGGGCATCCTCTCGCAGTACAAGGCGCTTCGAGGTGATGCCGGCCAAGGCATCGGTGGGGCCCGCGAGTTCACCGCCGTTGCGCAGGCGCTCGGGCAGGGCGGACGCAGCGCGCCTGAGGTTCGCACGCTGATGCAGAACCTCATGACGGGGCTCACGCGCGGAGATACGCGGCGCGGAATCGAGAGCGGTCTCCGCGACACTACCGTCTTCGACGAGCGTGGGCGGCTGACGGTGGGCTTCGACGAGCTCGTGCGCCGGATGGCCAACGACGAATCGTTTCAGTCCGCGGCGGGGCGCGAGCGCATCTTCGGGCGTGATGTGCAGTTCGCAGAGGCGATCGGCGGCCTCATGGACCGCTCTGGAAACTCGGAGTACGCGACGATCGGCCAGCTTGCGGGGTCGAACGCTACCGAGGGCCAGGCGGTGATCGACAACTTCTTCACGCAGCTCGAGGGATCGAGCGCGGGCGAGGTGCTCGGCATCCGCTCGCGCGCCGAGGCGCAGTTCGCCGTGAACGGGGGCGGCCTCGTCGAGCACGAGGCGCGGCTTGCCGCGCTGCTGACCGACTTCGAGACGCAGTTCCCACTGACCTCCGAGGTGATGGGCACGCTGCGGGACGTGGTGACGTCGACCGTGAGCGCCTTCGCGACGATGAAGCTCGCGATGGTGGGAGGCACAGCAACCGTCGCCGCTGGCGGTACCGCTGCGGCCGGCGGCGCAGCGGTGGCAGGTGGCACGGGGCTCCTCGCGACTGGCGCAATGGCCGTCGGTGGCGGCGTGCTCCTGGCGCCCCTGTTGAACGCGCTGTTCCCAAGCTCCACTGGCACGGGCGACATCGGCGGAGGCGCGCTCGCAGACCAGCAGCGGCGCCGGTCGCAGTTCGACGAGAGCGCACTCGGCGCGATCCGCGGGCTCCCCGGTGTCGGGCCCGGCGCGGTCCGCGGCGAGGTCGTGCGACGCGCCACGGCTGAGGCGCAGGCGAGCGGCTCGACGATCTCGGCGGCGGACATCGAACGGCTCGCCGAGGCCGTGCGGGTCGGCGCAGCGCAGGGCACCGAACGCGGCACGCGGGCGGCAACGCCCACACCAGGAAGATCGCCCGACGGGCAGACGAGGTAACCCGTGGCGAGCTGGAACGAGACGCTCGGGCCCTACAAGCTCGACGGCATCGCGTTCGAGGCGAGCACGCGCGGGCTTCGTGGCGGGCGCGCAGTCGTGCGTCGGCGCTACCCGAACCGCGACGGCCAGGACGCGGAGGACATGGGGCGCGAGCCCTACGTCTACGAGGTCGTCGTGCCGCTCTTCCACGGCGTCGACCCGGGGCACTACCCCGACCTCTTCGACCAGCTCCGCGCCGTGCTCGAGGCGCCTCCCTCGTCGCTCGAGTACCACGACCCCGAGCATGGGCCTGTCATCGTCCAGGTGATCGACTGGTCCGCCCCGCTCGAGAGCGGCCAGCGCGACGGCGTCATCCTCACGATGACGCTCGAGGAGCGGCAGCTCGACGTCGCGAACCTCGGCCGCGTCCTCGCGACGCAGCCGACCGACCCCGAGGAGCTAGCCGCCCAGCTCGACGACGCGATGAGCGAAGCGGGCATCGAGGAGGCAGACGTCACCGCCGGCTTCGACGCGGCGGGCGCGAAGCTCGACCTCGACGAGACCGGCGCGGCCGGCACGCTCTGGGCCTCGATGGTGACCGAGTCGCTCGCGCGCATCGACGACGGCGCGGCGGCGATCGACACCGTCCTCGCGAGCGTCGAGACGGTGCGCACGCGGCTCGACGTGCTCACGTCCCTCGACGCAGCGCAGACCGCGGACGGCCAGCCCGTGTACGAGGCCGCGGTGCGGCTCGCGAGCTCTCTGCAGCAGACCGCCGAGCAGCTCGCCGCGAGCGCCCCGTCGCTCGTCGAGCACGCGACGCTCATCGAGCAGAGCATCTTCGAGGTGGCCGCGCAGCTCTACGGCGACCCCTCGCGGGTGGCCGACATCCTCGCGCGCAACCCGATGGCGGACCCGCTCTTCATCCCGGCCGGCACGGTCCTGGTGGTCGCCGAGCGATGAGGTACTCCGATGCGCAGCGACTTCGTCTTCCTGGAGGTCGAGGGACAGCGCCTCGACATCTGGACGTCGTACAAGGCCGAGAGCGACCTGCTCACGCCGTCCGACGCCTTCTCCTTCGAGCTCGGCATCGGCGCGAGCGCGAGCGCAGACCGCGCACGTGACTTCGCCCGCTACCGCGAGCTGCTCGCGAAGGGCGCGAGCGTGAAGCTCTACGTCGGCGACGACGTCACGGGGCGGAACCGCTCGCGCTACCTGCAGCTCACCGGGCACATCGAGTCGCGCGAGGTCGACCAGTCGGTGGCACGCGGCACGACCATCCGCGTGAGCGGCTACGACCTGGCCCGCCCGCTCGTGCGCAGCCACGTCCCCGTCTCGCTGGTGCGCACCGAGGGCACGAGCTTCATCGCGCTCGTCCGCGCCGCGGTCGAGCCGTGGGGCATCGACGTCATCACCGACGTCAACGCCTCGCGCGACATCCTCACCGGGCGCGTGGGCACCTCGAGTGAGGACGAGCTCCTCGTCGAGCAGGCGCGGGCGCAGGGCATCTCACCCAGCGCGATGCGCCGCTCGCTCGTGCGTCGAGCGCAGCGGGCGAAGCAGCCTCTCGACGAGACGCTGGGCGTGACCGCCTCGCAGCGATCGCGCGACCGTGCGGCGAACGGCATGGCGCCGAGCGACCTCGAGCGGCTCACGCTGCGCGACGCGCGGCCACGGCCGGGCGAGACCGTGTGGGAGTTCCTTGAGAGGCACGCGCGCCGGCTCGGCATCCTCATGTGGATGTCGCCCCGCGGGCAGCTCGTGCTGGGCGCCCCGCGCTACACGCAGGAGCCGCTCTACCGCTTCGTGCGCCGCTTCGCGAACGACCCGCAGGACCCGAACACGATCCTCGAAGGCAGCGTCTCGGAGTCGATGGGCGAGCAGGTCTCGCGCGTCACGGTCTACGGCCGCACGGGCGGCAGCGACGTCGAGCGCGCGCGGGTGCGGGCGACCGCCGAGGACGACAGCGCGCCGATGCCGATCGAGGTCGTCGTGCACGACAACGACCTGCGCACGCAGGACGAGGCCACGCGGCACGCCAAGCGCGTGCTCGCCGAGGCGCAGAACAGCGGGCTCAGCGTCGAGTACCAGCTCCCCGATCACGGCCTCGGCCGGTACCTCTACGGGATCGACACGATGGCCCAGGTGATCGACGAAGTGGGCGGCATCAACGAGGCGATGTACGTCACGGGCCGGAGCTTCTCGCGTTCGCGCGAGCACGGCACCACGACCACCGTGCGGCTCGCGCGCCGCGGGAGCATCGCGCTGTGAGCGGCTGGCGAGAGTACGCGCGCGGCGCCGCCGACACGGTGCTCGCGTTCGCGCGCATCACCGGCAGCTCGCTGCTCAGCGCAGCGAAGACGCTGGCGCTCGACCTCATCGTGGCCGAGGATGATGATGAGACCGGCGAGACCATGCCGGCAGCCGAAGCATGGGGCGAGGCCGCGCTGCTCTTCCGGCCGGCGGCCGCAGACGCGACCGGCGCGACCGAGGTCATCGTCTGGCGACACGGCGACGAGCGCATCGTCATCGCGACGAAGGATCGGCGCTGGCAGGTCGAGCTCAACGAGGGCGACGTGTGCCTCCGGGCCTTCGGCGAGAACAAGCCGCGGCTCTTCCTGCGAGCTGACGGGACGGCGGTACTCGAGGCCGACGAGATCAAGCTCGGCGCCGAGGGCGCGACGAACAGCATCGCGCTGGGCGATGCGATCAAGACGCACTTCGACAACCTCAAGTCGACGTTCGACGCACACATCCACACGGCGACGACGACCGCGACGGTCGGTCTCGCGGGGCCTGCCACGGTGACGGTGCTCGCGCCGACCACCAGCTTCAACGCTACGCCCGACATCGAGAGCCGGCACAAGGTCGAGAACTGAGGTTCCCGTGGCAGCTAGCGAGTACCTCACGGACGACGGCGAGCTCGAGCTGCTCGACGGCGATCTCCGCACCGACGCGACCCCCCGCAGCGACGTGCTCCTGGCGCTGCGCACACCCTACGGCTCGTGCCCGCTGGACCCGACCTTCGGCGACCGCACGGGCACGATCGAGAAGCTCACGCGCGCCGCGCCGCGGTTGGCCGAGACCTACACGCGCGCGGCGCTCAAGCACCTCGTCGACTCTCGTCGCGTTGTCGACCTCAGCGTGAAGTGCACGCAGGTCGGGCGCGCCCTCGTTCGTCGCGTCTCGTACAAGGTCGGCGCCACGCGCAAGACCGTCGAGATCCGCACCCCCATCGGAGGCTGAGTGGCGATCCGCATCCGCACCCTCGACGAGATGCACCAGCTCGCGCTCGACTACGCGCGCGCGCTGAACCCGTCGATCAACACCGCCCCGCGCTCGGGCTTCTGGTTCCGCTCGCGCGCTGTCGCGGCGATCGCGATGGGCGCCGCCAACAGCGCGTCGTACCTGCTCAAGCAGGTCCTGCCATCGACCGCCGAGCAGACCTTCCTCGAGAAGCACGCCGAGCTCCGCGCCATCCCCCGACGGCCAGCCGGCAAGGCCCGGGGCCGCATCCTCGTCGTCACCACCACGCCGACGAGCACGAGCCCGGTGGTGAACATCCCGCTCGGCACGGTCTTCTCGCACGCGTCGGGGCGCACCTACACGACGACGGCCGGCGCCACCACGGCGAAGCCGACGTGGACGGGCAAGACCGTCGCCTACGGGACCGCGACGCAGCGCATCCTCGTGAACCCCAGCGCGGTCGACATCGCCGCGAACGACGCGTTCACCAGCGACGGCCAGCTCGTCACGGCGCGCTCCGTCCTGCCCGAGACCGTCACGCCGCTGGCGATCGACCCGTACTTCTCGACCGGCGTGGCGCTCGCGACGGGCGCGACGATGACCCCGGTGTGCGCGGCCGTGCTCGAGGTCGAGGCCGACGAGAGCGGAGTCGACGGCAACCTCCCGGCGCAGACCGCGCTCACCATCGACAGCCCGATCGCGAACCTCGGCACGGGCGCGATCGTCCTCGAGATGACCGGTGGCGCCGACGCGGCGAACGACGACGAGCTGCGCGCGCGCGTCCTCGCCTACATGCAAGAGCGCCCCGGCTCGGGCAACCGCGCCGACTACCGCGAGTGGGCGCGCGAGACGCCAGACGTCGGCGTGGTCGACGCGTTCGTGTACCCCGCGTACCGCGGCCTCGGCACGGTGGACATCGTGTGCTTCGGGCCCTCGGGCTCGCGGCAGCTCGGCACGGCGGCGAACGCGACGGTGCTCGCGTACCTGCGCACGCGGGCCCCCGAGCACGACGACATCATGGTGCGGCAGCTCGCCGACGGGCCGCTCACGAGCGTCTCGATGAACGTCACGCCGGCAGTGGGCTACGAGCCCGACTGGACGGGCGACGTCGAGGTCAGCACGGGCTCGACCACGACCGTGATCAACTGCGTCGCCAGCGCGACGTTCGACACGATCGAGATCGGCGACCGCATCGTGTTGCTCAGCGTGGTCTCGGGTCGCAGCACGCTCGAGCAGCGCGAGGTCATCGGCAAGACCGGGACCACCATCACGCTCGACGAGGAGCTCCTCATCGCGCCGACCTCGGGCGACACGATGCGCCCCGGCGGCCCGCTGGTGACGCCCATCATCGAGGCGCTCGGCACGCACTTCGACGACCTCGGCCCCGGCGACTACGCGGGCACGCGCTACCCGGCGCTCGATGTCGTGGGCGACGGCGTGCTCCGCACGGCCGCGCTCATCGCGGTGCTCATGAGCATCGACGGCGTGCTGAACGTCGAGCTGTTGCTTCCATACAACGACACGACGCCTTCGACCTTCGCGCGGCCCGTGCTCGACGCGATCACCATCATCCACCTCTGAGGTAGCCGTGCCGTCTCCCCTGCCTACGCGCGACACCGAAGCGCTCATCGGTCCGCAGAAGCAGCAGCTCGGAGGGCCGGGCCCGCGCGCGTTCACGATCAACAACGACGACTGGAACCGCGCGATCACGCTTCTCTTCGCCGCGCTCGAGGAGATCGGCGAGACCGACGGCACCACGGTGGGCTCGCTGTGGGAAGCGATCTCCGGGCTCGGCGGCGGCGAGATCAGCGTCGCGGTCTACGCCGAGCAGGGCAGCGCGCCCGCGGCCGTCGCGAACAAGGTCAAGGTCTACGCGAAGGACAACGGCGGCGTCTCCGCGCTCTACGCGCGCCTCGACGATGGCACGGAGATCAACCTCAGCGAGCCCGCGCTCGGCGAGCTGACCGTCACGTCGCTCTCCGCCAGCGCCACGCTCACGGCCGTCTCGCAGCTCGTTCTGGTCGACACGACCGCGGGCGCCGTCGTGCTCACGCTCCCGGCGGCCGCTTCCGCCGCGGGCGTCCGCTACATCATCAAGCAGATCGCGGGCGCGAACACCATCACGCTCGACCCCGCTGGCACGGACCAGGTGGAGGCCGGCGGCGCGGGTACCAACTACCTCCTCCCGGACTCGGGTGCTGTCGGCGCGTGGTCGGTCTTCGGCTCGGGCTCGGCCTGGTGGCGCTCAGACCACATCCCCGTCGTCACGCTCGGCGCGCTCTCTGGACTGCGGCTTGCAGAGCAGGGCGGCGACCCGTCGGCCACCGCGAACGAGGGCAAGCTCTACACGAAGGACGTCGGTGGGGTGACCCACTTCTTCGGCATCCTCTCGGACGGGACGATCATCCGCTTCTCGGGAACCTCGACGGCTCCCGCAGCCCTCGGGCGCGCGGCCTCGGCTGGCTCGCTCGGCAGCATGGCGAACGCCGACCACGTGCACGACGAAGGCGTCCTCATCGCGCCCACGTCGATGTCGTCGAACACGACGCTCACCGACGCGATGCAGGTGCTCCTCATCGACACCACCTCGGGCGCACTCAACCTCACGCTGCCGACGCCGGTCTCGTCCTCCCCGAGGCACTGGCTGCTCAAGAAGATCAACGCGGGCGCCAGCGACATCACGCTCATCCGCGGAGGCTCCGAGAACATCGAGGGCGCCGGCGCCAACAAGAAGCTCCCGCAGTCCGAGGCGACCGACCTCCCGAGCTGGACGCTGCTCCGCGACAACTCCGGCAACTTCTGGATCTTCTGATGCTGCGCCGAGCTGCATACGGAGCGTGGAGTCGACGCAACGCGAGCTGGGCTCTTCCGTTCGCGAGCATGACGTTCGCACGCGCGAGCGACGCGCTCTACCAGAACGGCGCAGCCACCGATGGCTCGTCGGCGTTCTTCGCGACGGCCGGGACTGACGTGCTCGCGCTCGAGGACCTCGGCGACGGCGCGGGCGCGCTCGCGCGTTTCGAGAAGAGCGCGACGAACACCGTCCTCCGCAACAGGGAGATCGACGACGCCGCGTGGACGACGTTCGGCGCGGCGACGATCACGGCGGGACAGGGCGGTCCGACTGGCAGCGACGCGGAGCGCGTCGAGGTCGCAGGCGGGACCAACATCCGGTACCAGAACCTCACGCCCGGCGCGGGATGGCGTGCCTTCTCTGCCTGGTGCCGCTCGACGTCGGGCACCGTCGGGCACTACCTCGGCCTGTACGACGGCGGGCAGACCGACGCGGGCACGACGTCGCTCGGGACTACCTACCAGCGGATCGTCGGCGCAAGAAACTGCGGCGCAGGCGCAGGCAATCTCTCGGTGGCCGACTCTCGCGTGAGCGGTGGCACAGGCGTCAGCGCAGGCGCGCGAGACGTGCGGGTCTCACTCGTGCAGCTAGAGGTGGGGCGCTACTCGACGTCGCCGATCATCACTGCGGGCGCGTCTGCCTCGCGTGTCGCGGACTCTCTCACGCTCGCGTCGGGCAGCGTGCCTCCCGAGCTGTTCACGGACCGCGGCCAGTTCGCGCAGTTCTCGCCCGAGTGGGCCACTGGCGACCTCACGAGCGGCGAGACGCGGTGGCTTCTCTCGATCGGAGCGGGCGGCAACAACGGGATCCGCGCCTACCACGACGGGACCGACATCGTGATCCAGGCGCTGCAGGGCGGGACCGTGAAGGCCTCGAAGACGTGCAGCGCGATCACGAAGAACGCGCTCGTCGGCGCCGTGGGCTGGGACCCGGCGGCCGGGCTCGTCTATGTGAACGGCTCGGCAGGCAGCGCCGGCACGGCGTGGTCGTGGTCGACGGATGACATCCGAGTGGGCGGCGTCTACGGATCGACGCTCGAGCTCGACGGCAGGCTCGGCGCACTCGGAGGCTGGTGACATGACGTTCCCCTTCGCCTTGGGCGGCGCCCTCGGGGGCCCGTCGGTCGTGGGCTTCCGCCGGCTGCTCAAGCGCCTGCTCCCCGCCGGGTACGCGGACAGCGGCGCGCTCCTCGACGAGCTCGAGTGCTGGGCCGCGATGCTCTACGACGCGCACACGCTCATCGCGCGCGTGTCGTCCAACGCCTTCGTCGACGAGGCCGACGAGCTGCTCACCGAGTGGGAGCGCGAGTACGCGCTGCCGAACGACGCGGCGCGCACGCTCGAGCAGCGCCAGGCGCGCCTCGTTGCGGCCGAGCGGGCGATCGGCGGCGCCATCCGTGAGCGCGTCGAGGATGCGCTTCGCGGCGTGAGCGCGGATGCGAACTGGCTCGTGAACCTCCGCGCGCACATCGCGGCGGACTCGCTCGCGTTCCAGCCGGAGCTCGTGTGGCAGCACGCCGTGCAGCTCAGCGAGACCGAGTGGGCGCAGCCCGCGGTGCGCCGCGCGTGCGCTCGCATCCTCCAGCGCATGAGCGCGGCGCGCGCGCACTTCCAGGACGGCACCGCCGACCCGAACGAGGCGATCGTCTGCAAGGTCGACGCGGAGTGGGGCTCGGCCGACCACGTCATCGGGCGCGACGCGCTCCGGCAGAGCGAGACGTTCACGATCGAGAACGTGCTGCAGCGCGCTCGCGTCCGGCAGTACGGACCGCTCTCGAAGATCCGAGCCGCCGACCTCAACGCCCTCCAGGACGCCGTCGTCTACAAGCTCGCGGTCGATGACGGCGCGACCGTGCTCGATCCGTTCACCGGGTGCCAGGCCGGGCGCGTTGCGCTCGCGTTCTCGATCTTCGTCGCGACCGGGCCCACCACCGGCGTCGTCGATCGCGCGAGCGACTGGCGCAACCGGCTCGTGACGATCTGGACCGCGACCTCGGGCAGCGACATCCGACCGGGCCAGGCCGCGGACTCCTTCGTTGCCTCGTCGACGATGCGTCAGCAGGTCTGGTACACGGGCACCGGCGCGACCGACGCGGGCGCGAGCGCGAGCTCGTTCTCGGTGCTGCTCGCCACGGACGTCTGGCTCTACGCCGACGACACGACCGGCAACCTCAAGGTCCGCAACCTGACCGCCGGCAGCGCCTACGTCGTGGGCATGCTCCACGGCACGGGCCCGGTGAACAACGTCGGGGGCAACCCCGCGCGCATCACCACCTTCGCGGACGGTGCGACCTTCTTCGCGGGAGGCCTCACCGCCGCGTGGCACCAGGCCTGGAAGCGCGCGGGCTGGACGCGCGGCCCCGAGACGAGCGGCTCGCCTGTCGATGCCGACACGTGGACCAACTTCCCCGGCGGTGGCGGCGCGTTCGTGCTCGCCGTCGTCCCCGCGGTCATGCCTGGGGACACTGTCGTCCTCGATGCGCTGCGCGACTGGACCGACCGGCTCCTCGCGGTGACGTGCGTCTCGATCCAGCTCGACCGCTGGACCATCGCCTCGACGGACCCGGCGTGGCCGGGCAGCTCGCGCCTCGACCAGCTGCAGTGCGCTCCCGCGCAGGTCGACCACCTCACCGACACCGCACACACGGGCTTCACCTACACGCGACTGGGCAACGCGAACGGCGATGCGATCGCCGGCACGATGGTCGCTCTCGAGACCAGCGCGCGCGTCTGGGTCGACTCCACCGCGCTCTCGCTCAAGCTCACGCGCGACTCGGGCGACGACCACACCTCGCCCGAGACCTACATCGTCCTCGTGCACGCGACCGAGCAGCTCGGCGAGCGCTCGACGCCGGACCTCCTCGCGTTCCTCACGACGAGCGACGGGAATCCGATCCACCCGCAGGAGCTCGACCAGCCGCAGGACCGCTCGCTCTGCGTCCAGGCCGGCGGCTACCCGAGCGTGCCCGAGGCCGCGACGAGCAACCTCCCGCTCGGCCCCAAGGCGACGCCGGTCACGCCGACGATCCCCGAGACCTGGCCCACGCGGGACATCGCCCTCGAGCTCCCCGAGACGCTGCAGCCCGTCGCCGGGTGGGTGCGCGCGTTCTTCTCGGGGCTCGTGCCCGCCGACCAGGCCGAGCTGGTGATCGACACGCGCGACTGGCGCGACCGCTTCGTCTGGGCGCAGGTCGCGTGGAGCTCCACGACAGACCGGCACGTCGGCGGCGCCGACCCGGGCGCGATCAACGCGACGTCGGGCACCACGCGGCACTCAACGGCCCGATACACCGGCGACGGCGCCGCAACCATCTGGGATGTCACCGGCAGCAACCCGTACTCGGCCGCGCTCGATGCGACCGGCTACGCGCTGCGGCTCACCTCCACCGAGGACGCCGACGTCGTGCTGCTCTACGCGCGCGAGAGCGACGGCGCGCTCTGCATCGCGAGCACCGACGTCATCGACGAGGCGGTGACGGTGATGGTCGAAGGGAGCTTTCAACTCGGAACGAGGAAGACGGCATGAGCGCGATCGAGGGAATCTTCGGCACATCGGCGGTGGCGCTTGCCTTCGCCGCATTGCTCAACGCGATCTCGTACGCGCTCCGCCGCAAGGCCGACGCCAGCGCGCAGCTCGTGCAGTCGCTGCTCGATCGCGTGAGGCATCTCGAGGCGCGCGTGCTGACGCTCGAGGCCAGCCTTCGCGCATCCGAGATGCGCGGCAACGCGCTCGTCGACGAGAACGAGGAGCTGCGCGACTCGATCGCGACGGGCCGCGTGATCCCAACGCGCTCGCGCCGCGATGACACCGGCCGACACGGCGCGGCCCCCGGCTCGCTGACGGCGTCGATCGCCGAGGAAGGTGGAGGACGATGACGACCACGAAGAAGAAGGCGCCCGTGCGGACGCCACCACGCATCGAGTGGCCTACGGCCCTCGTGCTGACCGCCGTACTCGCCGCCCTCGTGGCCGTGTGGGCGTTCTCGAGCCCCGAGCAGCGCTCGACGATGCTCACCGGCATCGCCGCGCTGGGCTCGGTCGTGCTCGCAATCATGCGGCAGATGCTTGCCGCGCAGGACCACGACGCGGAGCCGCCCGACAGCGTGGCGCCTCCGGTGCGCGCGCCCAACGGCCTCGACCGGCACGAGCCGCTGAACCGTGACGACGAACGCGGCAGGATGCGCGTCGGGCTGCCAGCCTTCGCGCGGCCGCTCGCTCCACTGCTCCTCGGCCTGGCGCTCATCGCGTCCGGCTGCGGGGCCTCGGCGCTGCACACGCACGCACGCGTCGGGATCTTCGCGTCGGTCTCGCTGCAGGCCTCGCACGGCGCGCTGGTCTCGACGTGCACCACGCTCCGTGATGCGTGCATGAGCGAGCCGGGCTGCCTGGCCGAGCGCCGCGCATCGTGCGAGGTGGCAGCTCACGCGCAGGACGGCGCGCGCGATGCGGTCGACGTCTACCTCGGCGCCATCGAGCTCGCGCAGGCTGCCGGCGGTGATGGCCTCGGCACCATTCTCGGGCAGGCGCTCACGCTGACGCGCTCGGCGTACGAGGGCCTGGCGCGCGCGCTTGCTGCGCTCGGCGTGCCGCTCCCCGCCATCCCCGCCGAGCTGCTCGCCCTTCTCGGAGGTGCCTCGTGAACGAAGCGTTCGCCCTCAAGCTCATCGGCGGCGTGCTCTCCGCGCTCGCGGCTGCCTTCCCCGGGCTGCTCGAGGCGCTC